GTCAAGGATGGGTTCGTCGCGCCGACCGCTGTAAAGCCCAGCAGGATGGACAGAATCTCGACGTTCGGATTGATGGCCGAGACGTTCGCGTAATAGCGCCCCGAGTAGGTCGGCTGGTTGATGCGCGCCTTGAGACCGCCATCCTCGCCGGTGAATGACTGGACGATAGCCGCCTGTACCAGCGCCACGATGTTCGAGGGCAGCGCCGAGTTGTTGGCGATGCGCACCGCGAAATAGGCCGGAGTGGCCGTGGGCGTCAGCCAGGTGACGGTGTAGGTCGGGTAGGGCGGATCGTAGCTGGTATCGGGCACCGAGTAGGAAGTGCTGCCGCTGTAGCTGCAGCCCAGGCTTTTCTTGCTCCAGATGGCTTGTGCGACCGAAGGCGCGGCACCCCCCGCGACCGACACCAGCACTGAATTGGCCGCGATGCTGTACGAGGTCGAGCCGTAGCTGACGGCGGCATTCGTGGAGTTGTCCACGGTGTAGGCGTCGATCACATTCGGCACGGCCAACACGGCCGATTGGATCGCCTGTACCGAATTGACCGCATTCACGGCCACCGACTGCTGGCGCCGGAACTCGAAGGCGGCACGGGTTTCGACTGCGTTGCCCAAGGCGCCGGCGGCCACATTGGTGATCGTGTCCCAGCCAGCCACCGCCGTGTAAATCACGCTCAGCGCGCCGATGCCGCAGGCAATCGCTCCTGTGGTCAGGTTCTGGAACTGCACCACCACCGAACCGCCCGCTGGGATCGTTGCGGCTACGGTGCTGGCGTAGAGGTAGCCGCTGGTGTCCTGCGCCTGCGAGCCTGCCGGTATCACCGTACCAACCGCGCCGACGCAGGTGGCGCTCACCACTGTTCCCGCAGCTTGGATGCGCGTCATGAAGTAAATCAGTCCGATGGCGTCCTGCCACTGACCAGAAGCTATTGCAGGATTGACGTTGTTCGCCACCGCTGCGATCTGGTCATTCTTGTCGCCGATGATCGCCGTCTCGGATTGGGCAATCTGGCCTTGCGGCGTGGTCAACCCCGGATTGACGCCGCCGCCAAATGCCGTATTGATGTCCGCGGTTGCACCGGCCAGAATGTCGCTTTCCTGTGGCAGCACGGGCGCGCCGTTCACCCAGGTAATCGCCGGGACGTTTGTTGTCATTGTTTAGTTCCCAAAGGCGACGCCCGAGGCAAAGCCATCGGTATCGATTATTTGAATCTGCCCGGTCAGCACGCGGTTCACAAACCCTCTGAACACCACCTTCACCTCTGCCACGTTCGGAACGCTCATGGCCGCGTTGATGATTTTTTGTTTCACGAACGGCAACGGCGGGTACTTGCCGAGAATCTGCTGCCAGTACGGCAGGCCCTGCGTTGTGTCATACCAGCACTCACCAAGGAAGGTCCGCACGGCGCTCGCCACGTCCTGCGCGATGCTGTACGGGGCGCCAGCCAGTGCGATATTGCCGCCCGAGTCGAGCACCAAGTCCCATGCGGCTTGGTCAAGTAGCAGCGTGTTTTGGTTGATGGTCATGTGTTGGGACGTAAAAAAGCCCGCACGCGGCGGGCAAACTGGAGCAAGCGAAAATTACTGCATTGGCTTGAATCGCAGGTCCGGGTGCATGCAAATATTCCGAACCCCGCTCATCATTGCCGCCGACCCTATACCTTGCATTCTGTTATCAAAATACACAAGGTTGATCGCTTTCTTGATCCCCGCATCAGGCAGCATGGGGAGTTTTGAATTGGCAAGGCCCCCTTTGATGTATCCGAATGCTTGCGCGGGAAAATACCCGGCGTTCCTGAACGCGACGGCCTGACTGTATGCATACGCCTCAGACGTACACCTCTGTTCGCTAACCTCTTGTACTTGCGGCTGCGCTGCCGGCGCTGGCTTCGGCTCAAACTGCTTAAAAGCCTGATTGCAATCAGGTAATGCCGACCCCGGTTCCTTGAGTTGACAGACGGGAGGACCGTCACCAAAGCTGAAGTTTAAAGCAAATGCGGGAGCCGACGAAAACAGCGCCACCGCGGCAATAAATGCCAATTTCCTGAAAATCATAGTATTACTCCATACACACTCAGGTGGTGCTATGGAAACCGGCGAGTGATTCCGGCTTGTCGGGTGCCCCCTATCCACAGCGAAGATATTTTATCTCACGAGACCATCATACAGGCGCGCCGGTATTCCCGCCACCAGTTTGTACACCTGAGTGCTCATGTGTGGCGCCGATGTTCTTCCCATTGTGCGTGAGCGCGGCCGACGTGAGGGTTATCGCCCCCGGCGTCACAATGCTGATGCCCGAGGCATTGAACTGCACGTACTGCGTCGGCGCGGCGCCGATGATTGTCATCAGGTACACCATGTCGGACATGTCGTGCTTACGCGTAGAGCCTGGTGCCGATACCGTCTTGGCATTTTTGACCATCGAAATGTCCCTATCGCACACCGTAGCGATACCGATATCTCCCACCTGAGGGTCGAGGATCACCGCATTCGCACCGCCCTGCACGCGCAGGTACGGCACGTTGTAAATCGTGCCATGCGGCCATGTTTGGCCCGATCCGTCCACAGCACTGACCAGCGGCTGAACGTCAACCGAGCCGATAGCAGAGACGCCGCCATTGTTGGTCACGGCCATGACCCGAACCGGCATCGAGGTCCGCACGCCTGAGAGCGCCGAGCGGATAATGAAGCCCATTCGCCCAATGTCGGAAGCATTGTCGGACGGCGTCCGGTTGCCGATTGCGCTGTCCATCAGTTCCTAGGCACGTAATTTGCCGGCGACAGCCTGGCGGTCGTGAACCAAGGGCCATCCGACGCCTGCGTCGAGAGTTCATGCAGCACATTCTGCGTCGGCCATGATCCATTGGACTTCGGGATCGAGCTGGTCAGCTTCACCGTGCGCCCATTGGCAATCAGCGGGTTGAATTCGGTTTTCACCACGAAGCCGGCCTCCCAATAACTCGGGTAGCCGACCATCCCGGTTTGCGGGCTGACATCGATCACCACGCCATCGCGTACCCCGTTGTTCGGCCAGATGATGACGCTGTTGTTTTCAAAGCACACCGGGAGCGCCGCCGCGCGGGCTACCGTCTGGATCTGATCCACTATCGAACCGCTGGCATACTGGTTTTGCACCACCGCGTGAGCGCTGTTTTTGTTCACGAACGTAAACCCAATCCGCGCAGCCAGAGACTTGATGATGTCCTCGGCATTCTGCGCGCCCTTGAGACTGAGCGGAGCCGCCGCCATCGTCTTGTCAAAGAGTCCTGTTTGTGCGGCGCACACAAAGCACGAATCAGGCACCGCCGAGAAGTCGATATACGAGCGCAGCAGGGTGCCCTGAAACACCTGCGCAATCGTCTCGCCCACGTTCCCGGCGCTCACGGTAACGCTCTGCTTCAGCGTCGCCACCTGGTTCGATCCGGTCGATGAGTACTGATTCATTTGAGCCAGCGTCATCCCGTACACGCGAAGCTCAAGACTGCCGAAGCCATTGAAGCCGCCCGGATTCATAATCATCGCGGCGCAGCGCAGCCCCTCAAGCGATAGCGTCTCGCCGTTACCGGAAAACTGCAGGTTGATCTGCCGCTGCTTGAAGCTCACGATGCGAAGCCCAGGATGTACCGAGTGCCAAGCCCGTCATAGGTCGGGTCGCTGGTGCCCTGCGTGTCAAAGAATGCCAACTGTCCGAGAAACCCAAGATACGGGAACATCACCAGCCCGGCACGGTCACGGCACAGCATCGTCTGCAAAATCTGCACACCGTTCGCCACCAGGTCGATATAGAGTCCGGTGGACTTCTGGTAGATGTTGATCGCGCAGTCCTGATCGTCCAGGCTCACAGTGAAGATCTGCGACGGCACCGCAGTAATGGGGATGACGCTCGTTACCATGATCCGCTCGCGCCTCCGAGTTGCGGGTCAGGCGTCCATGTTCCTGTTGCGCCGCCGTATTGCTGCACTGCGGCATTCTGTGTCGCCGTCGGCGGCAATGGCGCGACTTGTCCATTCGCCTGCGGCTCTGCGCCGCTCGGCTTCTGCGTTGTCACAGTACCTGCCGGCGCCTGCCGGATCTCATCAAACCAAAGCTCTGCCAGCAGCAATGTAACACCCTGCTTTGCCTCGCGCCGGTAGTTTACATGGATAAGGTTCGCATTGTCATAAACCGCGTCAGGCGTGGACAGGCTGTACAAGATCGTGTCCGCCAGCATGCTCGTTAGCTTATCCGTGAACTCCTGCCGCGTCATGGCGCCCTTGCCGCCGCATGCAATCACCACGCGAACATCGAAGGGCAGCGCGACCTTGTTGTAACTGGAAAACGAGCCCTTTTCAACCGGATAGTTGGGCACCTTTTGCTCGCCGCGATACTCGAAACTGATGAACGAGTCGGGCTGAATCGCAGGTGATCCAGCATCGTCGAGAATGCCCCATGCCGACGCCTGAGGCGGTGTATCCACGCTGTCGGAGACCGTCACCTCGGATAGCGTTCCCTGCGAATCATCGCCCGGCGCTTTGGGGACATCCGGCACGCCTGGCGCGTCGGGCACGTCGGGATAAGGAATCGTAGGCATCAGCTATTCCCCGTCGTTCCGGCGCTAATCAGCGCGTTATCTTGCAGGCTCTTCTGCATGCCCTTGGCGACGCCGTTCGCGTCCGTGGCCTGCGTGTTCACGTTGATCGTGCCGATATGGGTTTCAACCTGAGATGAGCTATTGCCTCCAGACAATCCACTGGTTGCGACCTGAGCGCCGACCATGGAATGATATTTGGCGATATAGTCCCGCGTCTCTTTGGGCAGATTACCCATGCCTTTTTTGTCTACGTTGCCCTGGCCCCAGTTATAGGCGGCGAGCGCCATGTCGGTGTCGCCGTTGTAGTGCTTCATCAGGTCGCTGAAATACTTGCCGGCGGCTTCCTTGGACTTGTCGGGGTCGTAAACGTCGTTACCCTTCAGCCCATATTGTGCAGCTGTTGCGGGCATGAACTGGTAAGGTCCCAAGGCACCCGCTGGCGATACGGCGCTGTTGTTGCCGCCGGATTCCATCTTGCGGATCACGTCGAGATTGACGCCCGTATTTCCGGTAACCTTGCCCGATTGCTCACGCGAACCTTGTGACGCCGATGACCCACCCAGCGGATGCGCCACCCAGTCCTTGTAGTTTTTCCAGAACTGCGGGAACAGGGCCATAAAGCCGCCCTTGTTCATCGCCTGGGTAGATGCGCTGCTGTACTTCACCATGGCCTCAGTCAGGCCCTCCAGCGCGGGCGTAGCCTCGCCGAATAGCGTTTGGCCTAGCGCATCGGCGGACTGCTTGAGCAGCGCCCACTCGCCTTGCAGCTTTTGCGCGGCTTCGATGTTCTTTTGGTTGACGCCCGACAGCGCATAGAACTTATCATGCAGCGCCTGCACCGCGGCAGGGCCTTTTAGCAATAGCTGGAATGTCCCTTGATCCAGCCCGATCTGCTGCGCCAGGTTCATCGCGGCCTGCACGCCGAATTCATTCTTCATGCGCACCAATGCGCCAGACAAGTCTGTCAGGCTCACGGTCCCATTCTTGGCTTGCACGCCCAGGCGCGCCAGCCCGTTCACAACGCCTTCGCCGCCTTGTCCGATCTGGAAGGCCGCAATGCCGCCCTCGATATTCTGCATGGACTGCTGGAACCCTTGGGCGGTCCCGCCGACCGTCTTGACCGCGGCGCCCCACGAATCCATCTCGCGCGCATTCATGCCGAGCAGGTTTGCGGTGCGCCCTAGCTGCGCATTGCCGAATACCTGCTGATTGATGAATTCCTTGAATCCCGTCGCGCCAAGTGCAACGGCGGTAAACCCTAGCAGCGCGTTCTTTACCTTCAGGAATCCGTCGGCCATTTTCTCAGCACCGATCTGAGACTCTTTGGCAGACTTCGAGTTAGCGGTATCGAACTTGCGCAGTTGTTCAACGCTTTTCTTTTGCGCGGCGTCGAACTTGGAGGCGTCTAAACCTAATTCGACCATGAGCGAATCGATGACCGTTGGCATGGATCAGTCCTTGTTCGCTAAATAGTTGTTATGGCGGTCCACCGCATTGATTTCCAGCAGCATCCACAGATCCTCAAGACCGTAGACTGAGCTGAGTTCGTGCAACGTGGCGAGCTTTGAGGATACGGCGGTTGCAATCGTTACCGGCGCGGCTTGATATTCAACGTAGGCGCGGGCTTTTCCGATGCTTCGGACTCCGAAGTCGATTGACCGCCATCGGGAAAAAAATCGACGTGCAGGTCGTAAGCGGCCTTTTTCAGCTTCAGCAGCGTCTGCACCTCTTCGACATCGCCCTCAATCACATCGCGCGTGATGTTCGGCTTGTCCAAAGACGGCATCAGCTTGATACAGCCGGCCAGCTCATCGAACAGCGGCCCGCTGATTTCATAGGGCATCGTCACCAGCATCGAGTAGCCGAATCGGGCCAGCGCGAACATGCCGGACGACTCCAGGCCCTCGGGCAGGTTGATCCCCGCGCGCACAGCCCCGGAAAATGCCTTGAGCGCGAACCGCTCGGCCTGCATGGCGGACATTTCCGTGATCTTGAAGCGTTTGCCCTTGTCGCGGCCGTCCTCTGCGTCGTATATCAGCTCCTTGCGCATATCAGGCGGTCGGCGCGCTGGTAATCAGGTTCCAGGTGATCTCGTAGGGGATCGGCTGCAGCAGCTTTTTCACATCGGGGAACGGCATCGCGGAGGTCAGGAAGCCCCGATCCAGCGTGTACTGCATGTTGATCGATGGCAGGAAAATCGTTCCCTGGCCGATAAAAACGTCCACCGCGGCGTCCTGGCTGGTGCGCCACGTCTCGAACATCGCAATGCTGGGCGAGTCGGCCTGCAGCATGATGGTCATTTTGTAGGGGGCCCACACCTTGCCGCCAGAGAGCGTGCCGTCAACGCCCATCAGCGTTTCCGCTTGGGGCACGGCGTCGGACTTGAAGGCATCATCCGCGGCGTAGCCTTGGACGTACTGCGGGCTGTCGAATAGGCCATCAACCGCAAGGGTGAAGACGGAATTTGCGCCGGTAATAGATGACATGGTGTGGTTCCTTGGTGGGGTTACTGGACTTCAATCGACGCCAGATTGATTTGCTGCACAGAGCCGCCGTCCGTGTAGAACAAGGTGCATGGCGGGCTGGTGCGCGCGGCGCGTACCTGCGCGGTAGCCGGCGCGATCTGGAGATAGAAGCCTTTGGAGTAGATCGAAGCGGAGGCGTCGAAGCCGAGCGTCAGCGCAATTTCCGCTTTCTGCGCGTTCGACAGCGCAACACCGGTACGGATGGCGCCGAAGTTCACCGCCGTATTGATCGGATCGAGCGCCGCCGCATAGATCAGGCTGTAGCCCTGCGCGTTGTACGGGACGGAGTTGACGGCCAGCAGCAGGTTGACAATGGCCAATTGCAGATTCGCGTTCAGCCAGATTTGATTAACGTAGGTATCGGCCCACTTCCACGTACCGGATACCGAGCCCGGCGTGAACCAGTTTTCATTGTTCGCAGGATTGTTCGACCCGAACGCGGCATAGACGTTGTATCCGTTGCCGGTGATGTTGCTGTACTGCGTGATCGTGGTGGCCGGCGTTGCAAGCCCGGACTGCTGGCAGAAGTCCAGCGTGGTGCGGCCATTCAGACGCTGGAAGTCGAGCGAGGCAACGCAGCCCATGGCAAAGGCGACGTGCGTGGCGTCGCCGAAGATCG